ACCGTCGGCTTGTCGCGCCGCTCCACCCCCGGCCGGATCGTGCAATGCCCGGCTCTCAGATCGTCGCCGAACCAGCCGATCACCAGACTGACCCGCCTCAGGTGCGGACAGGCCGCCGTCAGCTGATCCAGCGACACGATCAGGTCCGGCCGCCCCTCGGCCGAGCTCACATTCTCCACCTCGGTCCGGGTCAGACCGGTGCGCCGCACGACCGGCTCGGTCGCCAGCACAAACTCCCCCGCCCCGGGGATCAGACACACGCCCGCCAGCCGGTCCTCCAGCGCGGCCGGGCCGCCCGCCGGCCTCCGAAACACCTCGAACGCCAGTTGGGGCACGCGATTGCCGAACGCCGCCAGCGGCAGGTCCTCGAACACGACATAGGCCGTCCCGCGATAGGCCGGCGCCGACCCGACCCCCTCGACCGCCTCGATCAGCGGATCGGGCATCTGGTCTTCGGTCCCGCGATGGATGCGCAGGGTCGCGCCCGCCCGGTCCAGCGGCTGCCCGTCGGCCCAGATCCGACCGATCCCGTCGATAGGCCCTTCGCAGACCGCGACGGCAAAGCTCAGGGAATAGGCATAGGACTCCGTGCGCGGCCCGCCCTTGCCGCCACCCTGCTCATGCCGCTGCTCCAGAAACCGTGCCGCCCAGATGACCTGACCCGTCACCCGTGCCCGGCCCAGCACCAGCGCCATCGTCGCCCCCTCGGCCGTCGACTGCAGCCGCAGCGCCTCCAGCCGCGGGCCCACCTGTCGCGCGGGTCCCAGACCGGCCACCAGCCGCTGGTCCAGCATCCCGCCCAAGGCCCGGCCAATCGCTTGCCCCACGCCCCCGCCCAGCGCCTGCCCCAGTCCTCCCAGTACGGCCTGCGCCATGCTGTCTCCTCACAGTTCAGATGTTGGCCCGGGCCAGGTGAAGGCCGCTGTCCGCTTCCTCAGCCACCAGTCGCCCATCCAGCTCTCGATCACCGACCGTCCCCAATAGGCGTGGATCAGCCTCGGCTCCGGCGGACCGACGGCGCTCAGGATTCCGCAGTGTTTGATCGGGACATCGGCCCGCATGCGGAACAGCAGCACATCGCCCGGCTGAGCCGCCTCGGGCTCGATCTCGATCAGCCAACGTCGCGCCGCCAGCAGCAGGGTCTCGGCCCCGCCCGCCTCGGCCCAGTCCGGCGAATAGGGTGGCAGGACCTCGGGCTCCGGCCCGACCACCTCGCGCCACACCCCACGGATCAGGCCCAGACAATCGGCGCCCTCGCCCTTGAGGCTAGCCTGATGGCGATAGGGCGTGCCCATCCAGCCCCGCGCTGCCTCCAGCGCCGCCGTCCTCACCGACGGCTCCGGCCATCGTGCCGGCCTCCGTCGACCGGGTGGGCCGCGATGAAGTCATCCCCGGGAATGTCGGGAAAGCCCCGGAAATTCATCCCGTTTGCGAAGGTCCCGACGCACGTCTCCCAGCGCTTGTCACACCGGGCATCCGGATGGGCCTCCAGGTCCACCCCGCACCGGCCATCGCCCAGCCGTGCCTCACACAGCCGGCTATAGGTCCGCCCGATCCGCCGATCCAGGGCCGCCAGAGGCCCCTCCAGTTCGACCGTCAGCCGCCCACCGTCACATTTCAGGGCACGGATCCGCCCGACCCAAAGCCGCACCTTCAGGTCCGGTCGCGTCCAGTCCACGCGCCACAGCTCGACCCGCGCCCGGTCGAACAGGCCCGTACCGATGGCCGCCTCGGTCAGGGCATCGCCCTCCTGACCGAGGAGCCCCGCCAGCGTCAGGCTGCCAGGCTCGACCCCCGCCTCGCCCTCGCGCACCCCGGCCTCGAACCCCTCCACCGGTGAACAGGGGGTGCCGTCCACCTCCAGCGTCCGGTCATGATCGGTGAAGCCCAGCTGCACCCCGTCCGCCCGCGTCACCCGCCAGGCATGGCACAGGGTTGCCGCCCCGGACTCGATCCGGGCGGACATCTCCTCGGGAATATCACGCATGGCTCAGACCCGGATCTCGATCAGCGGCATGGCCACCATCCGCCCGCTGCCAAAGCTCTCCAGGGTGATCTCCAGCCGGTCCGCATCGAACCGGACGGGCGTGTCGAACCGAAAGCCGGCAGTGATTTCGACCCCCTCACCCGGCGCGGCCGCGAAGGTCACCACCCCTGTGGTCACGTCCACGCTCCACCCCTCCGATACCTCGATGCCGTCCACGGCAGTCCGCACCGATCCTTCGACCGGCTTGGCAATCCGTCGCGTCGTCCCGCCATAGGCCTTGGCCAGCGGAAACTGCGTCGTAACCCCGTCGCCGGTGCCGATCCCTTGATCGCCGGGACCGGGCTCCGTTCCGGGCGCACAGGACTTGAAGTCGGCAAAGTCCCGAAACCGGAACCCGTACAGCCGCCCCTGTCGCGCCTCGAAAAAGGCCGTCAACGCCGCCATGTCGTCCAGCGACCTCAGCCCCGCGCCGATCAGATAGCGCCGCCGCCCGCTCGCCCAGGGAGTGGATCGCCGCTCGTGCCCCGACGCCAGCGTCACCACTTCGGTCCGCCGCTCCACGCCTCCGGTCGATCCGAACGCCAGCCGCGCAGGCAGGCTCACCTCATGAAAACTCATTGTGCTCCCCTCAGTACCGGCGCGCGCCCAGCGCCACGGCCCGCGCCAGCGCCTGAGCGATCTGCGTCTCGGAGCGCAGCAGGCCCGACGCCCCGCCCTCGACCTTCAGGTTCAGCACCATGCCGGACCCCTCGACGCCGCCGACGGCGCCCGCTTGCGAGGGTCGGAACACCTCCGGCCCGCGTTCGCCCACCAGATAGGCCCCGCCCGACATCACCGGTCCGCCGTCCGCCCGCGCCCCGGAAAACAGCCCGCCGACCGCGCTGGCCAAGGCCTCGCCCAGTCCAGCCCCGCCGCCGCCCATCAGGGTGCCGACGGCCGAGTTGGCCGCCGCCAGCACCGCCCGCGCCAGTTCCGCCAGGGTGATCTCCCCGTCCGCCGCCGCCCGGGACAGCGAGGCCGCCAGACTCTCGCCCGCGCGATCAAAGGCCTGCTCGATGGACCGGGCCGCGCGCTCTGCCGGTTCCTTCAGGCTCTCCAGCGCGGCCGCCGCCTCGGCGGCCTCCAGCGGCACGGTCTCCAGCCCCGACGGGCCGAATGTGTCCGTCATGCTCTTGCTCCCTCGTCAGGCCAGTCCCGGCTCAACCGGTCAAATTCTGTGCGGCTCAGCGGCGGCGCCTGCCCCGGCATCCGCGTCAGCGCCTGCCATTCCGCAATCGACAGGGCCCAGAAGGCGCAGGGCGTCAGGCCCAGCCGGACCGCCAGCCTCAACCGGCTGGCCCAGACCTCCGTCATCCGTCGCCCCCGCCCGCTGCAGCAAAGGCCTGCGCCACGGCCTCGGCCGCGACCTGCGGGGAGATCGCGGCCCGATCCAGCCGTCCGGCCAGCTCGTGCTCCTCGCCGCTATTCAACAGCGCCGCCAGCACCGCCATCAGGTCCCGCGCGGTCGGTCGCCTCAGCCGCTCGACCAGTCCCTCGACGCCCGACACGCCCAATGCCGTCTCGATCTCGGCCAGCGCTCCCAGCGTCAGGCACAGCCGACGCGGCGCCCCGTCCAGCTCGACCAGCACCTCACCCCGCGCCCCATTGGCCATCCGCATCAGATGGCCTCGAACGTCAGTTCGCCCGCGCTCGCGAGGCTCAGCGCAAAGCTCGCCTCGCCGTCGTGCTCGCCGGCATATTCCAGCGCCGAGACCAGGAACCGTCCTTCCAGCCGACCAAAATCCGGCACGATCACCTGCCAGCGGTCCGTGCTCTGGGCAAAGAAGGCCTCGCGGATCCGCGCGTCCGAGGCCGCATCACGGAATATGCCCTGACCCGCAATCGCCGCCGTGCGCCCCCCCGCCCCCGCCAGCCGTTCACGCCAGCGCCCCGCGCTGGCGGCATCCGTCACATCGACCGCGCGCGCATTCAGCGACACCGTCCGCGCCCTCAGCCCCGCCACCGTCAGAAAGGTGTCGGGCTCCGTCTCGATCTTCAGCAACAGGTCCTTGCCGCTCTGGGCCGCCATGTCCGTCTCCTTGAATGTGTGGGGATGTCAGATGTCCTGCGTCACCGCGCGCACGCGGATCACGGCCCAGGTCGTCAGTCTG